ATAACACTGCCTTCGCGCTTATCGAATGTATCCGGCACTTTATCCAGCATTTTTTCTAAAATTGCCTCATAGGTCATATGTTCATACATTAAGCTACCCTCACCGCCCTTTCTGCTTCAAAATCACCCGCTACTGTATGCACTGTAAATGTTGTCGAAACTTCTCCCCGTTTATGACTAAAAGAAAAATCGGTAACATCGTTTATCCGGTCATCCCAGGTCAGGGCTTCGATTATTCGTCGCTTTAATTCCGGGTATACATACGGCAACGGCATACCAAACAAGTCTTGTAATTCAATGCCGTAATTCCAGGAGTATATAACATACTGGTAACGTTCGGTATTGAGGATTTTGTAAACAGCTTGCTTGATTGCTTCTAAATCGTCCGTATGGTTGCGGATAGATTCATTCTCGAAGTTCATCTTATGGGTTTTGGACGGCTGGTTTGTTACTTCAAAATCCATGAATAAATCGTCATTTACTGCCTTTGGGATCATAACCATTCACCACTGACTATGTGATCAAATACCCGGTCTAATACAATATACCGTTGACCGCCTTGGACTTGGAGTAAGACAACTTCCTCTCCGACTTGCAAACCGTTATGCAACAAAAACTTTTTCCGGCCCCGGTAGTCGTGGTTATGGCTGGCGAAGGCCGGATCACCGCTGCCGCCTGCCCGGTTCTCAGTGACATGGTTGACTGTTATATCCACATAATGGTCTGTGACGTTTTTGGTAAGCTTGAAGAATTCAGCCGGCAGGGTCAACCTTTGTTCAATATTGATTGACAGCGGATTTACCGTTATGACTTTACCATAAGTAATACCCGTAGGCTTACCGGCTTCGACAGCTTCACCCGCTATCCGTTTAAGCACCTGCACTAGTTCATTCACCAAAATCACGCCCCCTCAACCTAATGTTCATGCTGTGTTGCTTGTTGGTGAAGACATGTTTTACTCGTTCTACCAGCATGTATTTATTAACCGCAATATCGCCTAACATCAGTTGCACCCCGACGCTGGTTCCCGCTCTTACCCGGATATCGCCAAAGGCGTTATCAATACTTAGGTTGCGGGTTTTCTTGTTGTAGAGTCCTAAGAGGGCATCAGCCTTGGCCTTGCCGTTAGTTTGTTCCTCTATGCTCTCGCATAGCTGCAATACACCCCACCGGGCAATATTGGCGCTGTCAAACACCTTGTACACTTCACGTGCTCCGGTATCTTTATTGTCGTAGAATAGTTTGACTTGATTGTAAGTATTGGCATCAATACTTGATTCATAGGAAAAGTTCTCGGCAGTGTCGGCGTCGATGAGTAGATTAAGGATCATACTTTCAATGTTTTTAAGGGTAAGCTTGCCGAAGTCATCATAGAGAACATAGAGCTTCTTTTTGTTATCCAAGGTTAGGCCAAGCGCTGTCTGAATAATGTCAAAAAGAGTGGTATTATCCTCCACTCTTTTTGCAATGACATATTCCGTATTCTCAATCTCTCCAACCTTCAGTTGATAATCGGCGGCTAAAGCCTTGACAAGCTCTGCTGCCGTCATCGCTTTGGGGTATATGTAGCAATCCTTATTTTTCAGGTATCGCAGTTGATCATAGGCGGTAACGCTGATAATTTGGTTCTTATCCCGTTTTTTACTAAACACGTTACCACAGAAAACGTTCGCACCATCAACGGACATTCTTACAGAATTACCTTCGGTAAAGTCAAGCACATTATCATTCAAGACACTAAATGTCAGCTTACCTGGTACACATTTGCGTTCTGTTTCCCACTCAATGCCTTCTTCGACAATGGGTTCATACACCTTATCGCCATTTTGAATATAAAGTTGAACATTACTTAACAAACTTAATCACCTTCCCGGAAATCGAGTTGGGATTAACTACATTATTCAATTTTGCTATTTCCCATAGTTTATCGGTATTTCCCAAGTTACTCTTACAGATTTCCCACAGAGTTTGACTATCTTTAACCACTTTAGAAATCTTTGAAATTTCCTTTGAAATTTTCCGTATTTTTTTTACCGTTGCGGTTTTAGCATCTTCCTTTTTGCTATCTTCTTTTTTCTTAACCTCAATTATTTTAGTTGCATAAGGCTTATATTGTTTTAAACTAATGCTTACAATCACATCAAAACCGTTTCCGGCATCCTCATTAATGCTGTAGTCTTCCAATGATACTTGTAAGTTAGTATTAAAAAGCAAATCATACTTTGGCGTCATTCGGCAGACGATAAATTGAAAAGGTTTGTTTCCGGTTTTTAACTTTTTAAATACATCCAGGTAATACGCCGCTTTTTGAAAGCCAAGCATATAGTTTGCCCAGGGATATTTCACATTCGGCAATAGAACATCAAAACTAACATCTGTCAAGCCTGCCGATTTTAAAATGTTCACTTCGCCGTCGTTAATCAGATTCAAGGTTTTATTCTTGTTAGTTATTTTGATTTGCATTTTTGCCGGGGGAACAGGTAGCTGAGTTTTATCCATAAAAAAATAATAGCTCATTTATGCACCTTCTCTGCCGCAGTCTGCATGGCCTCTTCCAACTTATCTTTCAGCAGGGAAGTCATGCCGTCCAAATCATTGTTGTTGGTCACATTATTATGATTCGTCATGTCAACCTTAATCTCAGCAGTAGTAAATCGGTTAATAACTTCCTGTTCCGCAATATCCCGAAGATATTTTAAATCTTCAGTACTGATATCAATGGAATCTTTCATCTTACCGGTATTGGCGGCAGTATCGGCAATATTTGCTGCCGTAGTGGGATTATTAGTTGCCGTAGCAGCTCCAACACCAGGCAGGCCAATGTTGCCCAGGCTAAAGTTTCCGACATTGGCCCCCATGTTGTAGCCTTTATTATAAGCTTGACCATAATCAATCCTATTTAAGTGAGCTGCTTTGGGGTCAACCCGAGGCACCTTTATTGCCGCTTCCCCGTATTTATCGTTACCCATACCTTTCAAACTTTTGCGCCAGTTCTCAACCGCGCTCGATAATTTGGAGCCAAACAAAGTATCAATGGCGCTGGCAATACTAGAAAGTATGCCAAGAACGGTATCTGCCAAGTGTGCAAATAGCCGGATAATAGAACCAACCGGATCATTGAACACATTAGCAAAAAACTCTGCAAACCCAGCAACAAAATTCCACATGTTGGCAAAGTAATCAATTACCAAGTTAACCAGCATTATAATTACATTCCCAATTAGTGCACCGGCTACAAAAAACGCACCGACGATAATACCGGTTGCGCTATAGCTTGTTCCGGCAAATTTATTGACTGCCGCAACAGCTAAATAAAATATGGCAATTAGGGCTACGATAGCCATTAGTATCCATGATAAAGGACAAGCATACAACGCCGCGTTTAAGCCGCCTTGAGCATATGCTGCTGCAATTGTAGCGTATGTTTGGGCAAATGTTGATTCAACTAACAACCAATTTCTTGCCGTTTGTATTGCTTTAATACCGCTATCAACCATAGCCACACCATTATAGACGGCATATGCTGCCACTATGCCCCAGATAACGGGTTCTATTAGTGTCCAATTATCAACAATAAAACCGCCAGCCATAGTCAATATATCGAATGTTCCTGTTGCGACGTTCGCCAGGATAACCAAACCGCCGATTACACCGTTCACCATGTTATCAAACCGATCACCATTGGCTATATCATTTAATTTCTGTAAAACCGGCTGGAAGGCCATTAATGCCTGATTCTGAATAGAGGTAGATATTTGACCAAAGGTTTTAGGCATACTCTCAAATTTACGGTTCGTTTCATCAGCGGCAGCAAACATGGCGTTCTTAATGATGTCGGCAGTAATCATGCCCTCTGAAGCCATTTCTTTAATGGCTCCTACCGGAACACCCATATACTTAGCAATATTCGCTACAATCGGTTGGGCATTGTCCAAGATGGCATTCAATTCTTCTCCCTGAAGCTTGCCTGCTGCCATTGCCTGTGTTAACTGCAACATGGCACTTTCAACCCCAACAGTGGATGTACCAGCGACAACAAAGGTTTTATTCAACTGTTCGGTAAAAGCAACAATTTCAGCCGTACTGGAAAAGGCATCTTTAGCCTGCATACCTAGTTTACCAACAGCATCAGCCGTTGTTTGATATGCGCCCCGCGCCCGTTGTGCGGAAGCAAATATCTCCTGCTGCAACGCTGCCGTTGTTTGCATACCATCATTCATCAAGTCCAGTCGTGCTGTAGTTTGAGCGACAGTATCAGACAGTTCAATGGCTTTAGAGGCCCCGATAGAAGTAGCAATCCCAATGGCAACATTTTTCACTTTACTAGCCAATCCATCAGCAGCACTTTGTCCTTGACGAAAATCATTATTTAGTTGCTTTTGAGCGGCATCCGCTTCACGAATGTTTT